ATTGATAAATTGGTATCTGTCCATTATTTTTTTAATTGAATAGCGTTTAAGCGTTCTTGCATTTTAGCGACCTCAACGGCCAAATCTTTACGCTCTCGATCGCAATTAACCAAAAGCGCGTTTAGGTCTTCGATTTTGGATTCCAACTTTTTTTCGGTCGATCCCCACATATTGAAAAAAAACCAAGTTGAACCAACGAAAAAAATAACCGAAAGTCCTTGGTCTTTGAGTTTAGCCGCGAAGATGTCGTATAGTTGTTGCATTTGTTTATTTGGGTATTTGTCTTAAAATCTTTTTTTCGGTCGCTTAAAATTGTCCTCAATCCAAGTAAAACAAACCATGCCGGCCATGAATCCAAAACCGGCAAACGTTCCAAAAAGCGCGTACTTTAAAAATTCTATCATCGCTTTACCACCGTTGCGGGCCGAATAACATAATCCGTACCAAGTGAATACCAGTTGTTTCCATTTTGGAAAAACTCGATAAAGCCTTCATTATCCCACTCCGTTAGGCGAAGGTAGCCCGGTGAATAATACGCCCGCTTCCAAGTGCCCGCCGCCTTTGTGAACGACCACTGCAATCGGTCTAAACCTTGCACTTTAACCACTCGAAAAAATATAGCTGTCTGCTGCGTGTAACCTTTGAGCGCCCACGTTTGCAGCGTTAAATCCTTTTGGCTTGTGGTATCAAATAGAATTACTCCATAAGCTTGCTCTATTTGGTTGCCATCTCGGATCATCCCGCCAATCTCTGCCCGATACTTTTGAACCACCCGCATATCTGCTACCCGCCTGCCTATCTCTTGGCTGGATAATTGCCTAAGCGCTTGTACCTGCTGTACTGTATCGGTGATGGGCACGTCTGTTTGAGTGCGCTTTCCTTGATCGTCAATTGTCAAATGCGTAAGGTATAACCCCTGCGCTGTTGGTGTTATGAACGTAGTATCTGTGATTATTGTTTGCGCTTGCGTTTGGAGCGCTGTTAGGAGTAGGGTAAATATTAGTGTATTTTTCATTGTATTAATTATTTAGAAAGTTGATAATGCGCTGCGCTTCCAGCCTGCTGCGGTTTTAATGTAAATGTAATTATCGTCCCAACTCACGTCGCCAGTATTGCCATTTGTGTCGGCTGTGCCGGTTGGCGTGTACGCTGTACGGAGGCGTAGTTGGGAATAACCGTTAGCGCCATTAATGTCAATTAAATCCGTAGGCGCGTTAGTTCTTACTCCAATATTCCCATCATCGCGTATCATCAACGCATTATTGCCACCTGTTGCGCTGTTGTGAAATTGCGCTGTCCAAGTGGATGAGGTGGAGCCGGAGCCAACTACGTGAAGGCGTGCTGCTGGTGCAGTATAGCTTCCAACTATTGTATTAAATCCAGATTGAGTTGATAAATATGTTGTTTCGGTAAAACGAACCGATCCGTTTACCTGCATCCTTTCACTTGTATTCCAATTTGATGGGAAGGCAGGAGCTAATGTAAATCTACCATCCGAAGAAAAACGAGCAACCGGGCCATTGTTGGCAAATATAAAATAAGGATGATTTGAATATGTGCCAAAGTTAGCGTACCCAAAAGCACCAAATGTTTGTAGTCTAAAGTCAACCGTACCTCCAACAACTCTAAAATAAGGATCGCGCGTGCTTGGCGCTGATAACTCTAGGTTTCTCAAATTATTATCAAAGGTCAATCCGGTACTTCCACTTTGCGTTTGCATTCCTGTCCAAAAAGCTACCTGCCCGCTTGTTCCTGAGCCTGTAACGTCGCTTGCCGGATCGGTGTCAACCGTAACAGTACCGCCCCCATTGGATAAAGTTAAAGTGTTGGTTCCGGTGGATAGTGTTTGTAGCTCGTTGCTTACACTTCCATCCACCTCCGTACCTGTGACCGTAATAGTAGTACCCGCTGTACCTACGGTATTAATCCCAGCGCCTGCAATAGTTACCGACCCTCCTGAATTCGAAAGTGTAGCTGTGTTTGCTGCTACTGATAGCGTTTGCAGCTCGTTTGTAGCACTACTATCTGCAACGGTTTTTGCCTCCCATCTCTTGTCTGTATTGTCCCAAGTCAATACTTGGTTGTTTATAGGATTTGGCACAAAAACGTCGTGTAGTTCGTTTAGCTCGTATCCGTTTTGTACTTGGACAAAAATAGCGCCCTGCGTTGCATGTTTGCGAACACAAAATCCAATCATTACGCCATGTTTGGGAGCTGTTGGTCTTACGGCTGTCATTGCTCCTGCGGTGTCGGCTGATAACCATACTATGCCGCCTTCTGTTAGGTTAGTAGTGTTAAGGTTGCGAACCAAACCGAACGTCGTGCAAAATGCTTTGTTCCCGCCTGTGGCACTTTCTGTCATTAACCCAAAAGTAGTAGCGCTTGTTGCGTCTGCTGTTGCAAGTGCATAGCGCACTGTTTTATTTGTTCCATCTGCGCCTACAATGTACACCACTTTACCCTCTGTAAGCCCTGTGTTATCAGCATGCTTCACTAAACTTACTTCTTCTTCTCCTATTTGTAAAGTTACATTGCCGCCTTTTAATAGCAAATCAAGTGTTCCATCCGTGTCATTCCATTGGACACGACCAACTGAGCCATCAAGTGCGCTGCCTGTCCTAAATTGCAGATAGTTAAGGCTGTCGAGTATAATTGTATCGTTCTTTTATTAATTACTACCCTACTATCGCCTTTCGTGGGAGTGTATGCCGGTGTCGTGCATCCTGCAATTTCCTCGATTGTGTTTCCAAGTAATTGCCATCCTCCGGGCGTGTTGTAGTGATACCATTTCCCTGTTACGGTGTCAATAGCAACTCGCGAAGTACGTGCAGGAGGCACAAATGAAGGCGCGCCGTTGGTATAGCTAATTCCTGCGCCGTACGCAATGTTATTTTGTGCGGAAATTTGCGGTAAACTGCAAAAAAGCGCGGCAATTATTAAAAGGTATCTCATTATCCTATCATTTTAAGAATGCCATAAGGCATACCGTAGTAATTGTCCTGACTTAAAAAGTAAAGATCGCCAACATTTAATCCGTCGGCAATCGCCTCACTATCATCGCGAAAAAATAAACCCTTAACGGGCAATGGCGGGCCGACCTGATTTTGTCGATTAATCCTAACCGTATATTGTGCAATGTGGCAATGGTAGCCGGAGTCATTGTCGTAAATCTGCCTAACTTGCTCGTATCTTATTCCATCTATTGCAGTTAGTTCAAGTTGAAATGTAACATCGCCGCGAAAAAAATCTATTGCGCGCCTAAACGCTTCCTCCGCTTGCCGCGTTTCATCAAACGACACCCCCCAAATTGCGACCTCAACCAAAACATTATCTACCCAACTTGCAGTGCTTTTATTATGCGCTGGATTAGAGCCTACTACCGTAACAACAGCAAATGGAAGCGCGGCGCTTTGCGGCGCAACTACCGGATAAACGCGCGTACCAAATAAGGCAAACGCATTTGGATTATCTGCTATTATTTTTCGTATCGGGCCTTGAACGTTCATTATACTTTTTTTAGGCGTTTGATTTTGGCTTTTAAGCCCTCTACAATCGTTTTTTGTGTCCGCTCCTTCATCATTATCCACGTAGGCAAAATAAACGGCCTGGGCGGTGTGTGGCGCGTGCCTTTCTCAATCATGTGAGCGTAGTATCCGTCAGTTTTGCCGAATGGCCCAAAAACCCCCTGAGCGGTTCCCTTTGCTAATTTAGCACCCACAAAAACGGCGTACTTACTTTGCCTAAACCGTAGCACGTCAAACGATGCAGCGAGGTTGCCAGGATAGTAGGTCGCCACTACATTGCCGCGGCCCTTTGGCGCGCGCATACTCTTAACGAGTTTTGCAGTGCTGTACCGTTTATGGACTTTTCGGCCGTGTGGTGCTGCCCGGTAAAGAGCTGCTACTACCGGCTTGGCTGACTTGGTTAGAATAGCGCTCGTTCCGCGCTTGGCGTTGCGCGCTATCTGCCTAAATTCTTTTAACAGCTCCTCGACTTCCTTTGCTAATTGTTCGTTCATTCTGTTACCTGTGTTTCAAGTATTAAACGATCGTTTCTGCCTTGCTCGGATATACGAATTATGTCCCAATTGTCACCGTTGTAAACAATCCGATCAATAACCGTTACGTCTGTTTTACGAATCTCGAAGTTTGCCCGGTTGGTTGCGTAAACCGCGCCTTCTGTCACATCTTCACGAACTCCCGATTTTGGGTACATAACAGCCGCCCAAACAGTAAGCAAGTTAGACCACGTTTCCACCCGTTCGCCGGTTGCATTTTCGACAAGTGCGCGTCGTTGGATTGTTATTTGGCGATCTAATTTACCGATTGTTTCCTTTTTGTTGCGCATCATACCACAAATCGAGTATAGGGTGACATAAAGCGCTCGGATGCGCGTATAACAGCGTCCGACGGTGAATCGGTGCGATTTTCGTAAATGTCCGCTAAAATCAAAAAAACAGCTATTTTCAAGTTAGCAGGAACCGCCGCCGCGTTCGCATATCCGGTCGAGTACGTGACTTTAACCTGGAATGGCTCTGCGGTTGCGTTCCATCCATCGATCGGAACTATTACCCCGCGTTCGCTTGCTGTATGCTTCTCAATAACATATTCACTCGACGCCAAATTGGTGAACGTCG